GTCAAAGTTTCTGAACTGGGTAGTCCCGCCTGCATAACCAGTGTAGTTGTAGGCAATAGCAGAGGTGGCATTCGTAGCGGGTTCATTAATTTGCTTTTCAACAATTTGAATATAACCTGTTGAAAAAGCTGTTGCTTTGATTGTTCCAGTGCTAGATTGAATTTGAACACCTGCACAAGAATACATTGAACTTACATTACTATCGGTACCCCATAGTACCTGATAAAATGCTCCATCTGTTCTATTAGCATGCATAATAACGTTATTGGAGTAACTAGCGTTGTTTACTGACTGACTACCAATATTTCCACTATGTATTACAGTTCTCCATGGTGTATAACTATCCCCACCAGCTAAATTACTTGTACCTCTAAAATACATATTATCACTTGTGTATCCACCAGCAATCTGAAATGCAACATCACCACCATTTGTCATATGTAACAAATTTAAATACATTGCACCAGGACCATCACCACCATAATCTGAAATTGCATATATACCAGTTCCTCTACCAGCTAAGTTATAAACATTACTATCTGACCTATCAATTCTTACAGTGAAATTTGAAATACTTCCTGCACTATTAGCATAATTAACTGATAAACTACTAGCAGTTCCTGTTAAACCAGCACCACTACCATTAAATTGAGTTGCTGTAACTGTTCCATCTGTGTTTATATTCCCACTATCATCAAATTTAATTGATTTAGATGCACCGTTTGTTGATTTAAAATTTAAACCACTTGATAAAGTATCTATAGTATAACCCCAAGAAATATCTGGAATTCCTCCTAAATATAATTTTGAATCACCAAGATATGAAGCTGCAACAATAAAATTATTGGCATTAAATTGAGTTGCTGTAACTGTTGATGTAAAGACTGCTGCTCCTAATGCGTTGACATTAAAATTGCTACCAAAAATACTGATTGGAGTTACTCCTCCGTATGTCTCAATATACATATAAGGTACTCCTGAGTTGTTTCTCCAACCAAGAAACCCAGAAGTTCCACTCCCGAATTGTTTGCCTATTGAATATGCTATATCATCGCCAGCTGTTAAGGTGGGGTCGTAATTATCTATTCGATTGCCTATTATCCTTCCATCCACCCACACACTACCACTTTGAACAGATGATGGGTTGTTTTGGATATACTTAGAATCTAAAGACACTCCTGCAATAGTTGGGGTATTTAAAAAGTTTACTATTCCTGATGGGCTAATAGATAAGTCAACTACTCCACCTCTCGTATATGAAAATCCCTTTCCTGCTGGATTATAGATATTAAAATAATCACCACCATCAGTAGCTCCTACATTAACCCCTGTTTGAATAAATGTTGACGTACTCCATAAAGTCGAGTACATATTTATAAATGGAGCGGAAGCATTTATCTTTATATTTCCCGATACATCAACATCACTACCCCACAATTTACCCAATCGACTTGCACTTGACCCTATTATTTGTTGGGTGGATTGATCTGTTAATACTGCACCTAAAAGAGAATTAATATAACCTGATGGATTAGTTGAATTATAGGGCGTATAACCTAATGCGGTAGTTACCATTCCACTACTAATGCCTGTTATCCAATTACCGTAATTACCTAAATTATTTGTAAATTGGGATAACTGAGTAGGTTTATTTAGTAATACTCCTATTCCAGATGTAGCATTCCAATCTGTTTGAACTTGTGAAGATGGAATAGTCGGAAAATCAGTTATTTGTGATTTAGTTATAGTTATGCCTGTACTTTTATCCCATGCAGTAAATACTGGATCAGTCTCAGTAAATGATGTCAAATAATTTCCTACTGGTTGGTATACACCAGTATGTAAATGATCACCATAAGCTGATAATACATGTGTAGTACCAAACCCAGGAAAAGCATTTGCAATTGAACTGTACAGAGTAGATAATAGAACACCATTTACATAAATGTCACCACGTAACATTGTTTTTAGTACATCATTATTACCTAATGTTATTGTATTTGAACCTGAACCTTTTGCTGTGTAACCTATAACAATTTCATTTGTACTGTTATTATGTAATGCTTCAGTTAGACCACCTATAAAAATTGAATGATCAATGTTAGTAAGAAGATTTACACCATTATCACAGTAAGAGGCTGCCATATCACCTAATGCAATGTTATAGCCACCCAAAACATTATTGTTTAACACTGTATCTCCTATACCAACATTATAACTACCTTCTGTATTAGTATAAAGACTTTGATATCCGATTGATACATTAGATGTCCCTGTTGTATTTGCAATTAAACTCATAGCTCCAATTGCAGTATTATGACTACCGAAAGTAGCATTAGACATTGAATTAGTACCAATTGCAGTATTTCCAATTGTAGATGTACTTACACCTAATGCACTAGTACCGATAGCTATATTAGATATACCATCAGTATTATTGTACAATGCATAATTACCTAATGCAAAATTATCTGTACCAATTGTATTAGCATATAATGTATTATTACCTATTGCAAAATTATTTGTACCTGATAAGTTATTGAATAATGACAAATTGCCAAAGGCTAAGTTAGTTCCACCATCAATGTTTTTGAACATTGCTTGATAGCCTATGGCTAAATTACCACTACCAATTGTATTGGCATACAATGATTGATAACCCAATGCAGTATTGTAATTTCCAATAGTATTAGAAAATAATGATTCATCATATATTGCTAGTTTTCCAATGAATCGAACATAGCCATGACCACTAAGTTCTGCTTGTGCACCTAAACTAGTTAAAGTTTGATCACCAGTATTTATATTTGATGTATTTCCTAATATAACTGATTCAGCAGTTGTTATTAATCTACTTCCAATTACTTTATCAACTTTTAAATTTAATGCTAATTGTGTATCATTAGATATTGGTTTATTTAAATCAGTAGTATTATCTACTAAAGATAAACCTACATCAGATTTAGTAATAGTTACTATACCTGTTTGTCCATTTACCATAGTTACATCATCTGAATTATCAGATTTTTCTGGTATACCATCTGAATTATATATTAACCAATCTCCTGGTTTGAAATTAATACCAAATCTAGTACCAGTGCCAACTATTGTATATACATTACTAACTTTAGTTAAATCAGGTGATATTAAAATAGGATCATTATTAATAATATCTCATGTTCCTATATATTTTAATAATGTTGATGGTAAATATTGTAATGCAACTTTACCGCCAGAATCTAATGGAGTGTATCCATTATTAATACCTTTTTCTGATAATAATTGATATGGAGTTAAATCCTGATCATCAGCATGTAACGAATGTATTTTTGCTATTTCAGTATCTAATACTAAAGATTTCCCATCAACTTTATCTACTTTTCCAGTTATGTCAACATTATAAACTGAAGTTAATCTAGTTATCTCACTATCAAGTATTAAACTTTTACCTTCAACTTTATCAACTTTTCCACTAATATCTACATTGTGTAAAGTAGTTAACCTTTCTATTTCAGTATTTAATATAAGAGATTTTCCTTCAACTTTAACTACTAATCCACTTAGATCTTGATCATCAGAATGAGGATTATGAAGATTTACTTTTTCAATATCTGTAACATAATTTTCATCTTCTGTAAGTATTAAAGCAAACTCATTTGAATTATGAGTAATTATTTCTCCTAAATGTAAATCAGTAATTAATATTTGTGCAACTCCTTTATCTTCTTTAGTATCTGTTATATTTGTAACAAATAATTCTGTAGCATATCCATCTAAAGAAGGTATTACTGGTAATTCATCTTTAGTTACTAAATTACTTAAATCTTGATCCCCTTTATTTGAACCTTCAACTAAATCTAATGCATATTTATTATCATGAGTATGAGTTTGACTATAAGCTAAATCATATAATTCTTTTAATTCATTTGTAAGATCATTAGTACTTAATTCTTTACCTTCAATCTTATCAACTTTAGTATATAATAAATTTAGTAAACTTTGTAATTCACCATCTGAAACAGGAGTTCTAAGATATAAATCAATTAATGCATTAGTAATAGTTTTTATAAATATTGCAAAATCATCTTGTTGATAATAATCAGGAGAAGTACTAAATCTTATCATTATTTCTGATAAATATTTTAATAATTCTTCTAAAGATGTTATCCTTGGTAATTGTTCTGGGTCAGATGGAAAATAATTACCATCTGTCAAATTAACTGAAGGAATAAATGTATTTTCATATCCAGAAATTAAATCATCATTGTTTATTGAATCTGTATTGAGTGGTCTTGAAGTTGTTATAAGATTATCATGTACAGGTATTTCAATTTGATTTAATAATATATTTTCTTTCACTGGTACATTATCTACATCTTTAATTGGAATAATAGAACTAATTGTTGTTTCTAAATTATTAATTAATATACTAGATTGTATAATATTTTTATGACTTTCTACTGGATTTAATGTAATAGTATTTAAAGTTTGTTCATTAAGTAAAAGATTAGTATTAATTACATCACTTTTTATAATAGGTTTTATTATAAAAGTATTAGAGTCTATATCACTAAGTAATATATTATTTTCTACTATATTTTTTTGTATAGTAGGTGTACTTATTAATTCTTCAGAAGTAATTGATTCTGTACTATCTAGTAATATATTTTGTTCCATTTATTATATTTTTATTTAAGCATAATTGTAAACATTTGCTTCATCATTATTATAAGCAACTGCCATTCCTTCAATATCATCAAAAACAGTCCCAATAATTGAACCATCTCTATAATGTTTTGTTGCTAAATTTTGTTTTGTCCATATTTGTCCACCTATTGTAACTATATTATAAACATTACCATCAAAATCGATTAAATTTCCATCATCTATAATATTATCTTTAATTAATCTAACACTGTGAGCATAATTAGTATTAAATACTTCTTGACTAGAAGATAATGCACTTTCTGAATTCATTATATTAATAACAGTATTTGCTGCATTAACATTTGCAGGATAGGCTCAATAAGAACCAGTATTTCCAAGACTTTCAAATGAAGTTTGTGTGCCCAATCTTACTCCGCCAGGTAGAGCAGTAAATTCAAATTCATTAGTTGCTCCTACATTAGGTTCAATTCAGTGAGTAGTTCCAATTTCTTTTAATTTACCCCCTGCAAATACATCTCCGCCAGCAAAATCTATTAATGTTCTTCATTCAGCATCAGTTGGAATATGCCAACCAGTAGGTGCAATATTTTTTGAATTTACTAAAGCATAATAATTATATAGACGACCATATTTTATAGATTCTATATTTGTTGTTGGAGGTACTATTATTACTGGGTCTGATAAATCTTCTGATGTATAAACATTTGGATTATCATATAATCTTTGCCAAGTGTCTATAGTTTGAGGTAAACTAACATTCTTATAATATTTATTAGATGGTATATTTACTAATTCTATTTCTTTATTACAACGAATTATTTGTTTTCTAAATTCTTGTAATTTTAATTGTTCTTTTTGTGGTGCATTATACCAATTAGCTCAATCGAATATTTCATCTACAATTAATAGAAGAGTTAAACTTTTTACAATACTTGGATTTTCTTGTGCCAAGTATTGTAAATTATTTGTGTATTTATCTATTGATTGTAATATAGTAAGTTTTATATCACTCATTTTATTTACAATTACAAGTATTATTAATAGGTTTATTTTGAGAATTTCCACAAAGTGTAAAGTATTTTTTTAATATATTATAATACATTTCAGCTTCATCAAATCTTTCTAATCTCATTGATTCTATATGTGCATATAAAAACATATAATGTTTTATAAGAGTTTGAAAATCTATTTGTGAAATACAATTTGCATCTAAATTTAATATATGATTTTTTAATGTATCATATACTTTATTTACATCAGATACTAATGCCATTACATTTGGTATCTCAGTTGTACCTATAGTAGGTGTAACACCAAATTCAACATAAAACATTGTACTTCTAATAGGATCAGTATCCTTACTTAATGCATTGACATTAATTCTCATTATTTGAGTAATTGCATCAGGATTAGATGCATATATATTTGAACAATCTCGTCAACCATCATCATCTACAATATTTGAATCAGGTACAAAATCATATTTTTTAATATTTAATGTATTAAATTTATATCCTGTTGGACAAGCTATACTAAATTCTAAATATTGACTATCTGGCGATATTCTTAATAAATTAATTGATATCATATTATTTTTCTTTTGTTATTTGAGCAGCTAATCCTAAAGTAGCACATACTACAATAATATATCCTGCAATTGTGAATATTATTTGAGGAACACCATAAGTCTGTAAATCAAAAAATTTATCAACACCTATTACAGATGCAGCACTAATACCTAATTTTATAGAAATTGCTTTTATTCTTTGTCAAAATACTGGAGTTGCTGCATTCCATCTAATTTTTATTAAAGAATATGTAATTTTTAATTTTCTATATTTGATTTTTATTCTTTTAAACATATTAATCTTCCCTCACTTTATCGTTTTTATTACTTTGATCAAATAATTGCACACCTTCTAATTGAACACGTTTTTGTTCTCATAAAAGTTTATTAGTATTATAATCACTATTGATATCCATTTGTCTATTTTCAAGATTTCCTTTTTGTAGTAATTCTTGTTTTTTCAATTGCATTTCTGCATCACTATATCCATTTAATTTTGTAGTGGCAGTTTGTAGTTCTTTTTGTGCTTGTTCTTGAGCTTGTTGAGCTTGTTGTAAAGCTTGATTCATTTGTTGTAATTGATTATTTTCTTCTTTTTTAGATTTAAGAGTTGCTAAAACATTTTCTTTCATTTCAGTTAAACTTCTTGATGTAGAAATAATTACTAGCATTTCAGGATCAAATTGACCACCTTTAGTAAGTTCCATTGCAATTTGTTTAATTAACTCTTGTTCTTTAATTACAGTAGCACTATCAATTATATGTACATCAAAATCTGTAACAGTATAATGTTCTGGTAAAGCAGTAAATAATTGTCTTCTATTATCTCCTAATATAGTAGATCCCGTAATACCTTTTTTAAATACTTTTTTAGCAACATTTAAAGAATCAGTTAACATCTCTCTTACAAGTGTATCCATTCCTTGATAATACTGTTTAGTAATAACATAAGACATTTGCATACCCATTTCTACATTCTGTACAGCATCTCTTTGTTGAATACCTCCTAGACGTTCTCTAAATACACCAGTAATTGATGAAGCAGTTTCTTCTATTCTTTGTATAGCCATATCAATAGCTTGAATAGTTGTTACTTTAATAGTATCATCATATCCTGCAAAAGTTTGATTTATAACTTGCCCTTCTTGTGAAGAATCAAATGGTGCAATACCTGATTTTTTATAAGCTAAATATTTAACTAATCTTTCTGGCATAGTTGCTCCTAAAAATTCTGGTAAATGTGCAACATCTACATGACTTCCCATACTTCCACTAGTTGCAATAGCATTATCTTTGAAAAAATGTAAAATATCATATTTATCTTGTAAATTAGCAGTTGCTAACATTAAAGAATATGGTGTACCTGTTCTGTCAGTATAATATAATCCATTAACAGATAAATTACATTCATTAGGAGTATCAATACTTCTAACTACATCTTCATCTTTTCCATTTAAAATATACATAGATGCACCTATTCTTATAACTTCATATCTATTTTCAAGGGGTTTTTGTCCTTTTACTATATCTGTATCAATTCATTCTGTTTCAAATACAGGTAATAATTTTAAATTTCCTGTTGAGTATTGATTATACATTGGAGTTGCTTCTACTCCTGCCATAATACCATCAGTTAATAATGCCCCAGTTCTAGAATTAACAGCATTTATTAACATTAAATTATTAGAACTGTATTCAGGTTTAATAGTATCTAATTCTTTAATATCATCTTTAGAAAGTTTATCTCCATATTTAACTAATATTTCAGATTTTGTCATTCATTTTCTAACTACACTGCGATAACCTTTCTTCATATAGGCTGATTTAAAATCTCTATCAACAAATGTGTTTAAAGGATTTTCAATTTCAATATTAATATTTGTACCTCCAGTAGTAGGAATGACTTTAAAATAAGTCTCACCTGCTATCAGTAGGTCAATTATTAGGTCTTTCATTTTATTTTTGAAATCTACATCTCGAGAATTCATTAAATATTGAATAATATTTTGAGCGGCAATCTCATATTCTGAAATAAAATTTCTATCTGTTGAATCAGAAATTTCTTGTAATTGTTTCGCAATATCACTATCCATTGTTTTTCCAGAATTATCTCCTTTAAGTGCAGAAAACATAGAATTAGTTAAATGTGTTTTAATTAATTTAGCTATATTACCAGAAATAGCCAATTGTTTATCTCTAAACATATTAGTTAAAGTTCCTTTATCTTTACAAGATATTTTAGGTGTAATATTTGTAGCTAGATATTCTCCTACAAGTGCATCAATATGTTTTCTTACAAGCGGAATAAATTCAATAGAAGTCGGATTACCAATTCCATAATTATGTTCTAAATGTGCAAATTGAAATCTATCTCTTACACCATGATAATAATTAAATGCTTTTACTAGTGAAACTTTATCAAACACTAATTCAGCAATAGCTGTATCACAATGAGCAATTAAATAATCATCGCTATTTTTATCATCACTATTTTTAAATAATGTCTTTATCATCGTTAGTATCGTTTTTTATTAATTTAAAATATTTTACTACAGGAAAATTCCTGGTATTTAATTCTTTACATATATATGTAAAAAAATCATTATCACTTAAACATTGTATACAAATTGGCAATGGTATCATATAATTACTTAAAGTAATTAATAAGCAATATTCTTTTAATACAGGTATTATAGTTGTAGTTGTAGTTGTAACTGGAGTTGTAGTAGTTATAATTTTGTAAACATTTGATTCATCATTAACATAAGTACTAACAGATTCAGTCCTATTCATAGTATTAGTGCCAATTAAATCTCCATTTCTATAATGTAATGTTGCTAAATTTTGTTTTAATCAAATTTGATCTCCAATAGTTACTGTATTATAAGTATCTCCATCTATTATTATATCTCCTTCATTTATAGAAGTATTTTTAATAAGACGTACAGACAAACCTGTTTGTATATCAGAATTATTTCTAGGTATATTATTAGAATTAATAATATTATGTATAGATATATATCATGCATTTAGTTTATCATACTTTGAAGAACTCCATCAGAAACCACTTTCTCCTAAATTATAGAAATTAGCACTATCTGGATAATTTGGATTATTATAATTAGATATAGTAAGATATCCGCCAGGCAATGCACTAAAACCAGTTTCATTTGTAGCATTTATATTAGGGTCAGATCAATAGGTAGTGCCAGTTTCCTTAAGTTTGCCTAAAGATTCTGGAGTAGCACCTATGTAATTAATAAGAGTACCTCATTCTTCAGTTGTCGGTACATGCCATCCTATTGGTGCAATTTCTCTTGGATCAGTTATAGCATATCAATTATAAAGTCTACCATATTTAATACCTTGATTAGTACTAGTAACAACATCAGTTGTTGTTGTAGTAGTAATTACTTTATCTTCACCTGTAATATCTACTTTAACTTTTCCTAGAAATTTAGCATCATAACTGTCTTCTATAAAATCAAATATTTTAGTTTCTAGTGTTGTCATTGTTCATTCAAGAATAATTAGGTTGAGTAAAATTTGGATTATGTTGTGGTAAAACTTTAGGAATAACTCCAAATTGTTTATAACCATTTTCATCAGTATAATAACCAATATCTTGCCATTCTTTATTGACTTTTGTAGATGATCTTGGAGCATTTCCCATTAATTCTTCATCTGCTAATTCACACATTCCCATTGCTGCTACAATATCAAATTTTCTTTTATTTAAAAAAGAATACTTAATTAATTCATTTAACATATCAAGAATAGTTATTTCATGACAATAATCACTAACATAGTTTTCAACTAAATCAAGATAATGATTAATATTTGGTACAGTTGCAGAACAACCATACATTCTAGTATTTGCTTTATTTACATCACTTGTTGTTGCACGAGGTCGTAAAAAAAGTAAATTTAATTTTTTTTCAGTTTTAAAATGTGTTATTAAAGATACACGAGAAGTTTCAATTACTGCTTTACAATTGTAATACATTAAAAGTTTCATTGCAGTATCATATGCATCACGTACATCTTTAGGACGATACTTATACATAGCTACATATTTAGGATCTTTTAATCCAAATTGTCTACGTTTAATTACAATACAAAATGATGATACATCTTTTTGACCTGTAGATGAAGTTTCATCACTATCAATAGAGTCAATACCAGCTACATATAAATTATTATAAGGTATATTATTTTCATCTGTTCAAGGTTCTTCAACTATAGTAATTAAACCTTTATCAGTGTATTCAAGAGAGGGTGCTTTTTGTCTATTAGCTCCACCTATTTCTTTACTAAATTCTCAATTTAATTTAGCCATTTTAGGAAGTTCAACTGTTTTATGTAATTCAATATTAGCAATTTGTTCAGCTAATAACTCAGTATCAAATCTATTATCCCCTTGTCTAATAAGTGCTTCTTCTGGTGTAAAACAATACTCTGATTTATATTCAAGTAAGTTTTTTGCATTAGATGATTTTTTAACTCTTATAGAATTATAATAAATTTTAGCATCTATTTCATTACAAACTCCACGTGAATCACATGAAGGAATATGCATTGTATATGCTGGAATAAAAAATCCTGTATATACATATTGACCATTTTCAGTATGATTATGGTAATATGGTAACATATTATATTCACTAGGATTATAAAACATACCAGCTAAACCTGCTAATTGAGGTCCTTCATCACCACCTGTACCCCAAACAAATCTTGAACCAATACGTTTACCTAAAATATTTACTAAGGCTTCAGATTGATTATAAGAAGTTACTAATATAGGATTAGATCCAGCTTCTTCAAGGAACAAACGTTCTAAACGTCCACCACGTAATTTACGAGGTTTATCTACAACTTTACCTTCTAAAGTAGCCATCCAACCAAATTCAGTCCCTTCTGTAGTTACTTTAGAAGCACGTTTTTTCATGTCTGAATCTTTCTTCATTCTAACATGTTCAAAACCACCTTGTGTTTCAGTATTTAGAAACTCTAATTGTAACCAAGCTTTATCAAGTACATCTCTTACAAATCCCTCAGCAGCAGCAGCATATAAACATCTTGATTTAGCAACTGTAGTATAAACTCGTACTCCTAAAGATGCAGCAATTTCTGAAAAACCAACACCACGTGCTTTTAATGATCCAACATCAAATCCAGATTTTTCACAAAGATCTATATAATGAAAATATTCATATTGTTTAGAAAAGAAATCTGGGAATGTTTCAAGGCGACCTTCTGCAGCTTTTTGAATATTAGTTACATTAAGTAATCTATAAAAATTTAACCAGAAATAATTATCTCCAGTTATTGTATATTTTCCAACAGTATATCCATCTTTACATCTCTCCATTTGAGTATCCCAGAATTCATCATATAATTTAGAACCTTCTCTAAATGTACTATATTTTCCAGTTTCATCATAGATTCTACCAGCTTCTGTAAAAGGTGCTGATACAAAATCCAAACCTTTAGTCATTGTAATAGGTCTATAACCTGTAAGTTCATAAGATAATTCAGGATCAAAAAATACAATTGGTTCACCTAATTTTACATCTCATTCATTTTTATTACGTCTAAGTTTTTCTTTTTTCTTATCCAGTTCTAATTGTTCTCGAAGTAATTCAATTTCCTCAACTTCTAATTGAGCTTTAGTTTTAATTATTTTTACTTCATTAACTTCCTCTTCTTCTATAATAGTAGGGATAGTTGCTTCAATTATTTTGAGTTGTTTCTCAAAATTCTTTTTTTCTACTTCTTTTTTTCCTATAACTATTGTTTTTTTTGCAGCTTTTGCAGCTATTTCTAATTCTTTTTTAGTAGCCATAATTATGAATCAAATCGTCCTCCGATGCGACCACCTCTAAGTGAACTTTCTTTTTCTTGTTCTTTTTTATAAGATTCTTCTAATATTTCTATATTTTCTAAAGCTTTTCCAGTTTTTGACATTTCATCAAGAACATCTTTCATTCTAAATATAGGTTTACCTGTTACAGTATCTCTTTCATCAAAATCAAGATTATCAAAATAGATAGTCATTCTATCTACCATATTTTTTTGTGATTGTAATAATTTACCAATCTTAGAAGTTTCTTGAATTAGTTTGTATTTTCTACAAGCACATCTGAATACTTCATCATCAAATTCTTCTTGTTCTAAACCACCGTCTCTTAAAGCTTCTTCGTGCCTTTCTTGTTCCGAATATTTAGCATATGGAGAACTCCAATCAATAGCACAATATATATAAGTAAATTCTCTAAATGCTTTAGTTTTATTTTTACCCGTAGGATCTTTTTTAGTTTCATTTCTTTCATTAGTTCATAAATCAGCGAACTCCTTAATTAAAAGGACGTCCGCTTCATTAATAACTACTTCCTTCTTCATATTATCATAAGAAAATAATTTTAGCATATATTTATTTTTTAATATTAATTACATTGACCACCACAGCATGAACATACTGTTGATAGAATTCCACCATTTTTATGTAGTTTAGTACCACATCCACATCCTTTTAAACATTTTTTAGCTTTCATTTTAGAACCTTTAGCCATTTTAGGTTTAATCATTGTAGACATATCTTTCTTTTCTACAATTGGATCAACTTTTGGTTTAGTTTTATTTTTTAAATAACCACCTTTTTCTTTTTTCCAAGGAGTAAGTTGTTTATCATCAGATGGTATATTTTTATCTTTACTAGAAGTATTTGGTACACCTTTTTTCCAATCTTTTGGATTCATATCAGTTCCACCTTCATTTTTAGTAGGTACAGCATCATCTGATACAGGATTTGGTTTACCTTTTAAAACTGGGATAGGTTTAGTCACTTTAGCCCCTTTTTGTAGATAACCACCTTTTTTAGCAAATGTAGCACCTTCCCAAATACTTGGTTGTGTAGTTATTGTTTCTGGTAATACTGATGGATTTTCTGGTATTTCTCCTGCAGAAATATTTTGTTGCATTGTATTTAAATAAGATTGTTTTGCATCTCTTGCAGTACGATCTAAAGTTTTAAATACATCTCTAGTTGCCTCATCCCATTTACCATTTGGTTGTAATCCAGCAGTTGCTTGAATTTCTCCAATTGCTTTCATAGTTTCTTTACCAAATTTACCATCTACCACTAAATTATGTCCTAAACTATTTAAATGGATTTGAACCCATTTAACTTGATCAGGAGTTAAATTAGCATTATTTGCTTCTACAGGTGAATGAACATTATCAATAGGTTGAGAAGGTTTAACTGCAGATTTTACAGTTGTTTTAGATACTACTTTAGTTTGTTGAGGAGGTGTAGATCCTGTAGGTTTAGCTACTATTTTTTTAGCAGTTACAGTTACTGTTGGTAATTGTTTTGGATTTGCTTTTGTTCCTACTGCAGGAGTACGTTCTTCCCATGAACTAATACTTCCATTTGTTGGTCTGGACATAGGTTTTACAGGTTCTTTTGATGAAACATTAGTTGCATCTTTTGCTGCAGGTCTAACATACATTCCACCTTTTTGAAGACGTTGTATAAATTCTAATTTAGCGCCATTCTTTGCAGAAGGAGTTCCACCTTTTAATTGTTGCATAATTGATTGTATCATTTGTGAAGCTTGTTCTTGAGGCATACCTTGTTTTACTAATTCTTGTAATACTTCTTCTGGTTGTGCACCACTTTGTAATGCTTTAGCTACTTGTTGTGCTATTTGTTGTTGTTGACCTTCTGCAGGTGCAGCACCTCCTTGTTGATATTTTCTATTTAAATATTTCATTAATAAATTTTATTTAAGTTTCTGTAAGTCTTTAGTTGAGAATACATGTTCTAGTAATTCTCCTGTAGTAGTAAACCACATACATAACATACCTTGAAAGTAAGTACTTTTATCTTCATCTTTTGGTTTAATTGTCATAGTTTTTTTCTTAACAATTATCATAACCGGTTTATTAGGTATATCTTGTTTCAGTTGTACTCTGTCACCTGGCAAGAAATATACTTTATCCATATTATATTCGTTCATTTGTAAATCTTGTTGTTAAATTATCATTAATTATAGATACTAAATTTTGTTCTGCAATATTCCAAAATCCTTGTCTTAAAAATGGTACAGGTCTAGCTGATCTAGTATCATAAAATACATCATCCCCTACTTGTACATATTGTGTCCCAGGTCCTACTTCAATTACTTCAGCACACTTGATAAAATTATCTAGTATTTCATGTTCTCCAGAATCTTGACTATCAAATTCACCTTCAGTTAATTTTAATCCACTTTTAGTTGTTAATGCAGCATAAGGATTAGAAGCATAAGGTAAAATCATTACATTTGTATATAAGGGCATTATTTCTTTTTTCATATTCATTTTTATTTATTAATCCATATTTATTATTGAACAGCCATTTGTTAGAATTAAAGATGCTGCTGTAACTGCATTCTCTAAAGCGGTCTTTGTAACTAAGAACGGATCAATAATTCCCATCTCATACATATTACCATTTACTATATTTTTAAAATCATATCCATTCCAAAATTCTTCTTTAAGAGAAATTTCAGGAGAACAAGCACTTTTCCATAATATATTAAATGGTACTTGAATAATTTTATCTAACAATACTAAATCCAAATCTCTTGCTGCATGAAGTAATGCAACTCCTCCACCTGGGAGAACTCCACCATCTAAAGCAGCTTTAACAGCAGCAATAGCATCTTCAACTCTATCTTTCTTTTCTAAAACTTCTACTTTAGAATAACCTCCAACTAATATAGTAGCAACACCACCATAATAATTAGCTAATCTCTTTTTATGGAATAGCATTTCAAATTCACTTAATCCATTACCAGATAATAAAGATCTAATAGACTCTACTTTATTTTGTTTTATTGTTTCATCTATTATACAACCGATGAATGTTGTTGTGTCTTTAGTTACAATTACTTTATTACAAGTCATTGTTTGTCCTAATGTTACTTTAATATCTTCTAATAATGTATCTCTATATATTCCATTTCCTGGGGATATAACAGTACAAGATTCTAACTTACTACCTTTATTTAATAATAACATTCTAAGAATATTAGATGCAATATCTGGAGCTATAATTAATAATTCTTTTTTTTCATCAATAGCTTGATTACAAATATCAATTACTTGTTTTAATTCTACTAATTTTTCATTAAAAATAGCAACTAATACATTATTTAATTCACATGTATTTTTATCTGTATTAATAAAATATGGGGAACTAAAACCTGAATCAATTTGTAAACCATCAGAAAAAACAACTGAATTATTTATATCTGAAGATTCTTCCATATTTACACTGCCATCTTTTCCAACTTTATAATAAGTATCAGAGATTAACTGTCCTAGAATAGGATCGTTATTAGCAGAAAGTGTTGCCACTTTAAGTAAATCTTCTTGTGTACTTATTTCTATTTTATTTTTATCTAAATATTCTGTTACCTTTTTTAAATCATCTGTCAATATTCTTAATATTTCTATTGGATGTTTAGTAGATTTAGATAAACTTAAAACAATTTCTCTAGCTAATATAGTTGCAGTAGTTGTACCATCTCCAACATCTTTAGCAGTTTTAACTGCAATATCTTTTATTACATCTATACCCATACTAACAGCAGGATCATTGTGATTTACATACTTAGCAACTGTTGCCCCATCTTTTGTAACATGAATACCAGTTCTATTTTTAATTATAACGTTTTTGCCATTAGGTCCAAAAGTTGTTGCTACTGCATCCCCTATTAATTTCACTCCTGTTATAAGTGGAGTCTTTGCATTGTCATCAAATAATACATTCATTGTCATTATCATTTTTAATTATTACCATTTCCCTACTGGGCATTTTTTATCTTTTACTCTTGTACTTGCTTCAACTCTACAACCACATCCTTTTACATATCCTTCTTTAGGATATTCAGATGTTTGATTGGTGTTAACATTTAAGTAAAGTTTGGGATTACAGAGTTCAGTCTGTATTCCCATTACTTCTACTATTGTTTTTAATTTGCAAGCATTACATATTGGTTTTCTTTTTTTATATAATCTTTTTTCTAAATTTAGAAGTTCGTTTATATGACCTGTTACTATTTGTTTTACTTGTCCTAACATATTCTTAAAATTTAATGATGTTATATGAAATTCCAATTCCAATAAAAGGGGTAAGACCACTTCCACCAATTCCATATCCTACTTGTAAACCAATTCCGAAAGGTTTTGATTTTTGATATTTATTATATGCAGTAAGATCTATAATACTGCCTTGAATATTTGTTATTGATACAGCAGGATTTGAAGAAGTTGCAAATACTTCAATTCCATTTGTTGTTTCTTTTTTGCCAATTACTATTTCAGCAAATACTTTATCTTCTGTTATTAAACCTACAACTGATTGTGGTTTTTTATCTGCTGTTACTTTTATTATTCCTTGAATATCTCTAAACTTATCAGTTTGTGCAAATGTATATGGATACATTTTTGTTGAATCATTTATAACTACTTCTGTACCATCTTGATTTAAAATTAATACACTATCTTTTAATAAATTAATAGTTAAATTTAAATGATTAATATCTATTAAATTCTTTTTATCTTTAACAGATAAATTATTAATGTCTTTTGTCAATTCACTATTAGTATTTTTTAATTGATCTATATTCATTAATAGTATCTGTTTAGATTTAACTTCATCTCCAAGTTTATTTTTTGAAGTTTTTAAAGTATCAGTTAACGTAATGATATTACTTTTTGCAATTTTATTATCATTACATTGTTTAAAATTAAAAAGTATGGATACTATAATTAATATTCCAATACCTATTTTAATATACAATGGGTTTAAGTTTTTCATATGCTTTTTCTTTTATTAATGTTCCCTTATAATAACCTAACATTCTTTCAACATCATTTTTTAAATAATCCAATTCATAAATTGTTTCTTTATTATCATGATCATAATGAATTAACATTAAGCCTGCAATATTTAATGTAGGATCTAACATTTGAATCATCCAAGCATAAGTAGATAGTTGTACTGCATAATGCCAATAATTTGAATCCTGCAATGTATTTAAAGGATATTGCATCATTTGTTTTTTCTTTGTATTTATATCAAAATATGAAGATTTATTTATAGCTTTATTGGTTTTGTAATCTAATATGTAAACATCCTTACCATCTATAATAACTAAATCAGCTTGTCCAGCTAATCTAAATATTCCATCTTCTGATATTCTACTTAATAATAATTCTGGGTAGATTCCTTGATCTCCAATTTTTAATACATTATTAGTATAACATTTGAATTTACCTCCTAATCCATAACGTTTTAATTCTTTAGAACTTCCACCTAAGTTTAAATCTTCATGCATTTTATGGATAATAGTCCCTCTTTCACATGCTTCAACATTCTTATTTTTCCATAGTTGAAGAATTTCTGCTTTTTTCTTAATAAAATCTTTGGCTTCTATATTAAATTGTGCAACATATTTTGCATCAAATTTTTTAGTTATCATTAATTTCTTTTTAGTATCAGCAAATATACCAGCACCTACAAGTTCTTCAAGTGCTTTTACTGAACTCCAGAAATGTTCATTAAAAGGTTGTGCAAATTTTTCAATTAGAGTTGTGACTGATATGCACTTTAATCCAGATTTTTTATCAATATATAAATGTTCTTTATCATTATATTGTACACTATCATTTTCTTTATCTACTTTCATTCCCATTTTCATTATCATTTAAATTTTTATACTTCTGGTACAACTGTTATTACAGTTGTTTTCTTTTTTCTTTTTGCTCTACTTACCATAATTTTATTGTAAGCTATTTTAGTAGGGCAGTTATCTCCTAAACAACGTTCTGCATTTTGTCTATCTACTATAATCTCTAATTCTTGAATTCTTATTCCTAACTGTTTAATTTGGATTTCAAGTCTTGCATTTTGAGTTTCTAAAGCTTTATTTATTCTTTCAAATAATTCTACTTCCTCTAATCTTCTTTCAATATCAATTTTGTCAGTCTCTGCTTCTATTTTTTTAGTATCAGCAGTACTTTTACGTCTCCCAAACAAGTATGAACTCAATCCTACTACTAGTGGAATAATTATAGTTCCAGCAGGTACTAATAATGCATTTACATCCATGTGCTTTTCTTTTACTTTATTTTACAAACTTTTTGTTTATTTCTTTTAACTTATGGACATTCTTCGTATTATTTACATATTGTACAAAGATACTAATAAATAATGATTAAAAAAAGATATATAGTAAATATTAAAAATAAACTTCTAAAAATAATATTAAAAAGTTATTTTAGTATTATATATAATATAAATTTATATAATTTATACCTATTATAATATTAATCAAATGTTTATATAAAAAACTATTTTTTGTTTTATATGTCATTATTTATTAGTAATTTTACACATTAATCATAATTTTTAAAGTCTGTAAAAACTAAATTAATTAAACCATATGAAAATAAATATTGAAATATTAAAAGCAGGAGGACACTTCTCAAAGAAGTATATTGAAGCTGCTCATAAAAAACCAGGTGGATCTAATGTTGGAAAGGCAACATTTGCTGATGGTAGTAAAAGAACTGGCCCATATGCAGGTCCTTCTGGTGGTGCACCTAAAGGATCATACCCAATACCTGATTTAAAACATGCAAAGTCTGCATTAAGTTTAGCACATAATGCTCCTAATCCTAGTGGTATAAAATCAGCAGTATATCGTAAATACCCAGGATTAAAAAAGGATCAATCAGGTGGTACATTAGATACTGATAAATATTCAGGAGAAAATCAATCTGGTGCATCAGGTATAAAAATTAATCCAGCTAATAAAGGAAAATTTACTGCAACTAAAAAACGATTAGGTAAAAGTACAGAAGCACTTACACATAGTAAGAATACTCTTACAAAAAAAAGAGCTATCTTTGCACAGAATAGTAAAAAATGACATCATAAAGAAGGAGGAATAATTGAATATAGATCTCCTTTATTAAATAACTTAATGAATATAGTATGAGATTAAATATTGAAAAACTTCAAGTAGGTGGAATATTTAAACCACAAGTTGATACTACAGGTTTCTATAATAGAGCAGTACAATTAAATGATAAAAATAAAAATCTAAATTGGATATCAAGACAAAATAATAATACTGGCAATGAATTAAAATATAAATTTAAACCTGAAGATAATCAAGAAGGAGTATATGGTACTATGTTAACATCTTATACAGATGATAAACAAGGTAATCAATTAGCATTTCCACAAATCCAACAATTGCCTGGGCAAAATAAATTAACTTATTTTTCTAATTGAAAAGATGCATTAAATTCTGCAATTAAAAATAAAGAAGTAATTAATATGGGTAAGGATGCAAATTTTGCAGATTATTATACTACAGTTGGTGATAAATTAAATCAACGTCCTGAAGTTTTACAAGAAGCAAAACAAGATTATAAAAAGAATACAAATATAAAACTAGTTAATATAATTCCATCCACAAAAAATAATTTTAAAATGTTTTTAAAAGGCGGTATTATAAAAGGACAAAGTGGTATTAATCTTCAAAACAATACAGTTAAACCACTTACTGATGATGGTATGACTAATTTTTCTTTTACAGATTTAAATACACCTAGACCTAATCTTATTAATCCAGTATTACCTAAACCAACATTTAATAACATGGGAATTATAAATAACCCAAATACTTCTAAAGTAGTAGATGAAAATACATTTTTAAATTATTGAGCAAATCAAGAAAATAGTATTAAGAAAGGATGAGATCCAAATAAAAAAGTATGGCATCCTTATCCAAGTATAGAGAAAGGAGCTGATACAGTAGCTTATGGATTAAAGTTAGGTATAAATCCTGAGTTTGATAAGAGAGCTAAACTTGGAGTTACTGATCAAGAAGCTGCTGCTGAATTAAAAAATAGAATGGCAGCTGGTCAATTACAAATTAAATCTTATCTGAATAAAAATTATGGAACTGGATCTTATGATAAGTTACCAGATTCAACTAAATATGCAATGTTAGATTTACATTTAAATACTAAAAAAGGAATAGCAGGTTTTCCTGCATTTATAAAAGATGCAATTGCTAATAATAAACAAGGTATGTTAAAGGAAAGTGTACGACCTCAATTACCTACACGAACAGCTGCATTTCAAAAAACTTTTTTCTAGATATATTAATAAATAAATTAAATGAAATACAATCCACAAAAATTACAAATGGGTAATGTTATCCGCCCTATTAACTCAGTAGATAACCCAGTTATTATAGATTACTTTAAAAAGAATCCATTACAATTAAGTAAATTTGCTGGTCAAATGAATAGTACTCCACAGAATTCAATGGGTATGATAACAGATAATAAATGAGGACCTTATCATGAAGCTGCTAATAAATTTATAATGGCTAATCCAGTAACTCCTACAAGAGTAGATAGTATGGATTATGTTAATCCTAGAACTAGGGGAGTAATGAGAACTAATAGTATTGAGTTTGCTAAAAACTATCCAGGTAAAACTCCACAACAATTAGGTGCACAATATTTAGGAATGTCTAAATTAAATATGCAATAATAATGAGATTGAATATACAGAAATTACAAAGTTCTATATTAAAAGCACAACAAGGGATTGCAATTCAGAGGAATGATAATACTAAAGTTGCACCAATTAAAATGAAAGTTAATACTATACCTTTAACTAAGCAGCAACAATATAATTTTAAAAACTTTGGATCTTTAAATACTCCACAACAAATACATCAAACTCTAAGACAACAACCATTAGGTGAATCTTTAAAATCTAAAAAAATTGCTGAAGAAAATGTCAATACTAGAGAACGTCTGGCTAAATTTACAGAAGAACAACGTATTGATAAAGAACGAGAATTAAAAGTTGCCCCATATGCTGCTATGGGATTAGTTGGTACTATAACTGGAACCCTTCCTGCTATGATTGGTAGTGAGATTGGCGGTAGAACAGTTGATAAAGTTAGCGAGAAATTAACTGGTAAATCATGAGGTGAAAATGTATTACCAAAATATCCAGGGATTGGTGCATTAACTAATCCTGGATATATTCTTGGAGGAACAGCAGGAGCTGTCGCAACAAACTTAGATAGAAAAATAGCAGAGATTGGATTAAGAGCTGGGGACTTTAATGTGGATAAATTAAAACATACTCTTCTTGATTCTAGTACACATAAATATTTATTAACTGGTGATGAAAATATATTAAAGACTGCAGGTTCTAGAGAAGTACCTTTTTCTAATAAAGCAATTCATGATTATAATGGTAGTATTAAATATAGTTCAAGTAATCCAGCAGATTTAAATAAAGGGGATTATGTAGATATATTTTTAGGTAGAAATAAACCTACAGATTTTCGTGAAATTAAAACAAACGATTTTGGAATTCATAATGATTATATAAATAAAAATTATCCTACTAAAAAAAATAATATAAGAACATTCTCAACATCTTCTTCAGATGAACCTAGTATAAAACCTGTACGTCAAGTTAATATTGATAGTAGAAAAAAGGATTTTAATCCAACTACTGGAATAAGAAGTATGGAAGGAGAAATAATAGGTGATTTAGGAGGAGTAGATGCTGGAGGACATTTAGAATATATAGTTAATCAAGGTGATAATTTTATTACTACTCAAAAACAAGATATTTGAAAATATAATCCTAAAGATTATATGAATAAATGAGAACGTAATTCATTAGATTCCCCATTAAAAAAACTATTAATAAATCCAATAAAGAAAGCAGGTTTGAATTTATTAGATAGAGTAGGAAATCCAATTATAACTAAAGGTGAATTAACAAAATATGTTGTAGATCCAAGTATGGATAATATACAATATTTAAATAATTACATCTACCACTTATAAAAATATATGTATTAAATAAAAATGCCCGATACATTAATTTGTACAAAAAAATCCTGTATCTTAATTTGATACAGGATTTTTTGTTTTAATTATATTAACTATTTTGTTTACTGATTCAATAACAATAGTACATTCTTTAATGGATTCAAAAGATCCAATTAAAATTTGTTCCTCATTATAAGTATAATAAGCTTCAAATTGTTTTGGAGAAATGTATTTAATATTATTTTTTATTTCAATAGGTTTAGTATTATTTCTTAATAACCCATCTACTACATTCTCTGCTGAAGTTATTAATTCTAAATTTTCAACATTATTATTTTTTCTATTTCCATCTATGTGATTTACAACTACATCATAACCACAAGGAATATGATTTAAAAAAGCTATTGCTACTAATTGATGTATTTTAAATCCTTTCTTTTTTAATACTTATGATATAATTTATTATAGTTCTTAACTACATCTCCTAGAAGTGTTGGTTCATATTTTAATAGAACTTCTTTTATAAATTTTTTGGATGGATTACCTAATCGTAATTGAATACTTCCATAACTTAATCCATCTTTTCTTGCTTCAATTATTTTAGTTTCTAATTCTGTCATTACTTACAATCCTCCACTTTTAAAGTTTGTCTATATTTTGCTCTAGCAGAATTTTTATTTTTTGATTTATAGGTATCTAATTGTGAGTCACAGTTAGGACATATTAATCTTAGATTAGTTCTTTCATTATTATCTGCATCACCATCTATATGATCTAATATAAAAATTAATTCTATATTATTCCAGATATTTAAATTTCCACAGATAGTACATTTATTATTTTGTTCTATGAGAAAGAATTTTTTATAATTACCCATGTTTTGTTGACCAGATGCAATAGAGTTATCTATTTTATATTCTTCATAATGATTTTTAGATCTTAATTTTCCTGCACATTGTACAGAACAACATTCTGTATATCCACCATTACTATCAGTAGGTTTAAAATCTTTCCCACAACTAGGGCATATTTTATTATTTATTTTATTTTTTCTTACAGGTAAAGTAATACCTAGTTTTATTGCAGTATTTCTAATTGTTACATCAGATACTTTATATAGTTTTGCAATCTTTGCATAAGATAAATTATCTGTTAAGATTAATTTCTCTAATTCTTCTTTTTCTATTATCATATTATCATATATTATTTGCACCCTCCCAAGGACTCGAACCCTGACTTACAAATTTTGAAGATTTGCGTGCTACCATTACACTACAAAGGTATATTAGGAGTTTGAAAGATCTCCTAAAACTTTAATTTATAAATATAGTATTACCTATATATTGATATTCATTTTCTCCAACTTCTATACTTTCAAGAAAGTATCTTAATTTAGATTTATCTTCTATAGTTATATAGAAAATATTACCAGTTGGGTATGTGGCATTTCTAATTAATGTTATTAGTATATTTTGAAATTCTGTTATTGTCATATTAATCTAAAATGAATTCATCTATTTCATCTAAGAGGACTTCTATATCCACTTTCTTTATTGGAGAAATATAATAATATCCTGATGCTTTATCTGGATTATTAAATACTTCAATAGTATCTTTATCTAATCTTACAGTCCAGTCTGATTTAACATAATCATTGGATTTTCCTATTTGATGAAAACCTCTTTCTAATAATTCATTTATCATAATATTATTTTTATTTTGTAGGTGTACAGTTTTCTGTATTGAAATTTGTAGTATTACCACTTGTATTTCCTGTTGAAATATTACCATTACCACTTATTATACCATTTTCACTTGTAGTTAGTATACCACCATTAATAGTATAAGGATTACTTGATCCCCTAATAAAATCTGGATGAACCCATTCAAGAGTTTTCACTGATGGGGAGGGTTGATACCAAGGTGAACTAATAGTTATTTGTGGATGTGAAAGTAAAGTCCATTCATCAACATCTAATCCTAATTCTGCAAACATATCATAAAGTTCTCCAATATTTACTTTATCATTTAGAAGTATTGTTTTCTTTATTGTATCTAATTCTATTTTCATTTTTATTTGTTTAATAGTTTATCTATTCTTTTTTTATAATCTTCTATATATAAATTTAAGAAGTCAGTTCCTAATTCTTGATTCCATTTAGACTTATGTTGCCACCCATCTCTCACTGTTGTTAGGCGAGCTAGTATTTCATCTAAAAATTCTAATGTAGGATTTTCCATTAAGCTAGTTCATAAGTTTTTATAAATATATCTGGTTTACATGGATAAAATTCTCCACTAACTCCTTGTATAATATAATCTCCTACTGATGCTAACATTCCACCTTCTAATGTAGGGATTATTAATGTACCATTCTTTTGTGGAAGAGCTTTTTCATATGTAAATTTTACTATAACATCTTGATTATCTTTTGTTAATTGTTCTGCTTGTATTACTACTGGTAGTTTTCTATATAACATATTTTTATTTTTTAAGATCCCCCATAACACCACGAAGTAGTCTATCTTCTACTCTATCAACACAAGCTTCAATAAACATTGTTAATCCTTCTATCATTTTTTCATTTTGTTCAGAAGGAAATCTATTATTTAATTTAATAGTTCTATCTAAAAGTACATATGCTAATTGTTCTGATTGTATTCCAGCTTCCATTGTACCATCATCATTTTTCTTTACAAAAGGAATAGCAATTTTAGTTTCAGTATATTCTGTAGTTCCGTTATTAAATCCTTTTGACATTTCTACTAAATAGTAATGTGCTCCTCCGTATACATCTCCTGGTGATACTTCTATTGTTTCTTGTTGGCTTGGGAAAACCATATATGGTAATTTAATCATTTCCATTTTTTATTTTATTTATTAATACTTTCAACTGTTCCTTGCTTTTGCTTCCAGTTGTTTTTAAAACTTGTATATTATTTTTAAAAAAGATTAGTGTTGGTATACTACGAATTTCGTATTGTTCTACTAGATCATCTTCTTCATCAATATTAATCTCTTTTATTTCTAAATCAAACTCCAATGCTAACTCTTTCATTATAGGTGAAAGAGTTTTACATGGGTTGCATCAATCTGCTTGGAACTTTAATATTTTAATCATTAATAGTTGTTAATAATAAATATAAATCTTTAATTTTATCTGCTTCTTTCATTAGGATATTTCCTTTTTCAACTAGAATTCTTTTTCCTTCTTCCTTCCATTCTTCAAATGTCATTAAAGGTTTAAGAATTTCTAATTCTTGTTCAATAACTGGTTGTTCATGAGGAGTAGTAATTTGAATATATGATAAACTTTTATCACTATTATATTCTGTAGGATCATATGACTTTATAAGTTGAGTTGGATATTCAATTGTTTTTTCTGGTGGAAGTAATACTTCTTCTTGTGAGAAATTAATTTTTTCTATTTCTTCTAACATATTAACTAAACTTTCAAATAAAGATTGTTGATCAGATCCTTGTTCAGGTTTCTTTTCAAATATATCACTAGTAGCTTCTTTCCACATCTTACTGAAGTCACTTAAGAATTCTTCATTAATTTCAAATCCTTTTGCTTTTTGTGCATCTGCTATTTCTAATACTGCTTCTTCTGTTTGTTTTATTTCTTCTTTAACAGCTTCTTCTTGTTTAGTTATATGATTAAGTTTAGTATTAAAATATATAAATTCATTTATTATATTAGTTAATAAACTTTCTACTTTAGGTAGTGTTATTTTTGGAAGACCTGGGAAAGTATCAATTCTATAATGATCTAAATCTAAATCTATAGCATCTACACTTGCTGAATCTTCTAAAAGCACAACTTCAAATGTATATTTATTTTCTGTGTTTTCTTGATTATATAACATATTAAGTTTATCTATTAATGCTATAATTCTTATTTCTTGTAATTCAATTTCTGTTTTCATATTTTGTTGGTTGGGTATTTTAACAATACCATTCTAATATATTTTCAATCTCTTTTAAAAGACTATTAATCTCATTTGGTGTATTACTACCTATTAATATTTTTAAAGTTTTAACTTTATTTTTTAATTCTTTTTGAACTTTAGTAAAATTAAGAAATCCAATTTCTTCTTCTAGTAGTAATTCATCTTCTATATACATGTATTTATGTTTTTAATTATCTACAAAGATACATATTTTATTTCAAATGGAAAACTATCTTTTGATTTTTCTTTATATTCTGTATAGAAGTACCAATTGTCATAAAATTTTGTAGGTGGTTCAGAAGTTTCATGACTTAAATCTTGTATAGCAATTCCTGAAGTCTTTAATTTAAAATAGTTTCTTAAACCTTCACATTCATTTATATATTTTGGATGGTAATATTTATTTTCCATTATTGTTTTATTATTGATGTTATATTAAATTTATCATCTATATGAATATAAGTATTTGTATTTGGTACTTTAAATATATTATCTATTAATGTTACTTTATAACCTAAACTATTTGCTAATTCTATTTTATTTTTTAACATTATTTTCCATAGTTTTTTAATTGTTTTCTTAGCACATCTTCAAATTGTTTGTATCCTTGTTTGTTAGTGAAACATCCTTTAGATATTTCATATAATCCATCCTCATGATACTTTGGGTAATCTAATTTATCATTAAATATATCTTTTAATTTACTTTTAATTAATTCTATAGTTAATTTTTGATATTTATAAGTATTATCCATTATTTTTCAAGTATTTGTAATTTACAATCAGCAAATGTTTTTATTTCTCTACCCCACATATCTACTATATCTCCATAAGTTGGAAGACTAAATAGAATATTTTTTAAAAGTTCTTTATTAAATTCTTTTATTACTTCATCATATATATCTTCATCAGTAGGTACTGTTTGTTTTATTGTTAATATACTATGTTTAGTTGGGGTAAATATTAAATCTGCTATTGTTTTATATTCATTTAAAGACTCTTGTATTTTACATAAAGTAAATATAAAATATTCTTTACCAAAGATACTATTTAAATTATTTACTAATTCATTATTTATATATTCTATTTTATTTTTCACTATTAATATTTTTGATGGATTGTTTCTTGTAATTGTTTTATTTTAAATTCTAGTAAATCAATAGTTATTTCCATTGAATTAACAATGTCTAATGTTTGCTTTATTAAATCTTTATATCTATCTTTATATATACTTGGATATACAACTTGTTTTTTCTTTTTACCTCACATGATTTTAATTTTTAAATTAGTTAATAGTTTTTACACAAACTTTAATTACTAATTTAAATCTTCTGGAATATCTATATTATTACACTTTAATATATAAGTTTTAAAAATATTTACTATACATTCATTTATTTCAAATAATTTATTTTTTAAATGATATGCATTACAAACTTTTTGTAAAATTTTTTCTTCCCTTATTCCACCTTCTCTTAAAGCTATTATCTCTACATTAATATGAGTTGACTCAAATTGCTTGAATCTTTTTTCTATATTTTCTGAGAAACCTATTTTGTAAGTTTAATCTAATTTTATTAAGTATAACATTTATATAATCTCTATTGGTTTATATTCTAATTCTTTTGATTCTTTTAACTGTTGTTGTAGTTTTACGTTTTCTTTTAATACTAAATTCATAGTCTTATTAAAAGTATCTTCTAAAGAATTTAAACGTTCATCTGTTTCATTTAATCTATCTTCATGTTTCTGAAGAGTAAATACTATTGCTTGTTCTAATTCATTAAGATGAAACATTTTTTCATTAATCATTAATCCAGTTTCCATATCTTTCTTATCTGTTTTAATAATAGATAGATAGTTTTTCTCTAATAAAGATTTATTATATTTTGTAACTGAATGAGGAGACATATTAATAATGTCTGCTAATTTTCTATCACTATAACTTACATTACCATAACCACCTTCTTTAAACATATATTGTTGAGTAGCAATTAAATATGCTTTTTCATTTGAGGATAGATCTTCTTTATCTAAAAAATCATATGAAAATGGTTCAAATTTTTTATGAGGATTAAATTTATATAAATTATTTCTTCCTTTTTTTGTTACTGTTATATAACCAAGAGATTTTAAATTCTCAATACACTTTCTTACAGTTGGTTTTGATGCACTTGCATGCCCCATAATAGTTTCCAATGATGGGAATGCTTCTTTGGTTATTGAATTCATATATCTTCTTATTGAAACATAAATTAAAAGATCCTTAGAAGATAGTTTATCATCGACTGTCATATTATTTGGAAGTTGTACGTGCCTTTTATTTTCTAATTCCATTTTCTATTACTTTAATTTCTAATACAAAGGTAATAAAATTTTTTGGATAGTGCAAATAAATAGTGTAAATTTAACATATTTTAATACTTTAATTTTCATAGTGAAAGTTTTTGCATAGAGGTTGTGCAAAAAATACCCCAAGGGTGTGCAAAATGTACCCCGATGCGTGCAAAAAGTACCCTCTAACTATACTTACTTATACTTATATAATTATACTTACTAGGAATTTTCTTCGAAATTTCCTCAAGAAAAATAAAAAATTTTTTATATATGTATAATTTTAGTTAGGAATTTTAGTGCCCCCCTTAAGATGATTATAGATTGATTTGCTAAGGAGATTGAAAAAAAATTTTATATATATTTTTTACAGGTGAGAGCTGTTGGTCTTTACTCCCCCAAGCCTTAAGGAGAGTAAAATGAATTCGTAGAAAATTCGTCCTCTGTTCACTAAATATAAACAAATAAAAAAACTTATTATGGCTGAAAACAAAAATGTTGCAACTGAAACTGTTGCTCCTAAAACTTATCTTGATCGTGTTGTAACATTGGAATCACTTGAAGCACGTGCTTTACTTGATCCAAGTTTCGCTAATTCTTTTAATGGAATCGAAACCTTACAAGCCGGTCAAATCCTTACATTTCCTACTATCATTCCAATCACTGAAAAATTCTTCAATGATAAACCTTACAATTCTGTTGTAACTGTTGATGGTAAAGAAATTGCATTTTCTCAATTTACTCGTAATGATTATGCTGGTACTCCAATCAATCCTAAATTTTCAGGATTAGGTTTCGCCACTATCATTGCATTGCTTTCAGGTAAAACTGCTATGGTTCAAAAGACTATTGTAAATATGCCTACTTATGTTGAAGTCAAAGGTAAACGTGTTCGTTCTATTGAAGCTTCTTCTCTTTGTGCACCAAAGTCTGTTAATTACTTTGTAATTGCTGGTGTACAAGAAGCATTGCTTGCTGACTAAATTAATTAATTGAGAACTCTACATAATCGTAGGGTTCTCAATTCTTTACAACCAGAGAAATAGCATTGGTAATTAACTATTCTCCTATTCGAGAAATAGTAATGATAACTGTTATTCAATCACAGATACCCGAATGTATACCAAAATGGATATACTAACAAACTTCTCAGTTATTCTCGCAAATTTCTAATCGATTCCCAAATGTATATCAATAAAGTACTAGCTATTAAAATTGTTCGAGGTCGTTTAATTGGTAGATGTTTACTACATTCTCGCAATAAAGATTATCAAGTTGGTATTTGGGATAATTTATATGAGCCACAACTATCTGGAAAGCTTTGCTATTTTAAGTTGGTAAAGTATAAGATCGGATGGATAATTAATGATTTTGTTTATGTTTAATAAATTTCTTTCTACAAAACTCAAAATTCGAGAAAGGATAATGCTAGATTTCAAAAGTGTTTACAAATGCATTATACCTGGACAAGAGGTCCTAAATTAATAGTCGAAGATTTATGAAAGTAAGTCTTTGGCTTTTAATGATAATATTATGAGAATTTTAGGTGAGTGATGAATGAGAACTGCCTAAGCCTTTCTTCTAAACGTAAACCAAACTACCCTTTCCAGAACTTTTTCCAATTCCAATTCACAACTTTGTATAACCTCGAAACGCAAAATCTTACCAATCTCTTTTTATTATTGCAGAGTGCAAATGTTTACAATTCGTAAATATTGATCTTATCATTTCGATAAGGTTTAGATCCATAGCGATGCTTAAACTCAAAAAAACTCAAATATTATGAAAGAATCTTTATCTTTAATAAGAGCTCAAAAAGCTGTTGCAATTATCAATGAATTAAAAGAACAAAAATCAGCATTTACAGGAATATCATTATCTCATGCTTTGAAAATGTCTGGTTGTCCTTATTCTCAATTTGTATTCAGTATTCTTAAAAAAACTGGAATGATTGTAAAATTCAAAAAAAGAGAATATGTTTTTGCTTATGATGCTCCAGTATATTACAAGACTATTCAAAAAGGTCTTGATGAATGTGCTACTAATCAATTAGATTATACCAAAAAGTACAAAGGTAAACCCGAATTGGTTCAAAATTCTTTTGGAGATATAGTTTCAAACTCAGAAATTATAGATTTTATAGATCCAATTGAAGAAGCAATTGCATTGTTAAAAGCAAATGGATATAAACTTCAACGCCCAGTAATTAAGTATGAAAATTGTTAAACATTTATCAAGGGAATAGTAATCTATTATTCCTTTAATTTAAACTTAATTGTATAATCTTTAAAACTCAAAAACTCAAATTATATGCACGTTATAACTAATTTCAAACTTATTAGAATTAAGATCCTTAATCTTAATACTACATTACAAAATCAATTTATTGATAAATTAGAAAAAGAATTATCTTTGCCTAATTTTGTAGATTTAATGGTTAATAATACCATTAGTAAATGTTATTTTGGTAATGATGAAAGACAAATCATTTTTCTTTTTAACGATAATGCAGGTGAATTCATTACTAGTTATTGTATATCATTGTAAAATATATTCTCGAAAAATAGACGATTTACCAAAATTGTTTATCTGATTATTGAATTTCTGAACTGTTATAATAGAGGTATTATAAAGAAAGCGATTGAAAATAATATAGAGAATAATAATTTAAAAAGAAATGTAATCAGTTTATGCCTTCTTGAAGGTGTTGCATGCGGTGTATAATAGTCCGAAGCCTGTATTACATTTCTTTTTTTAACTCTAAAAGCGGGGTTTATCACTAATATAATGCGAAGTGAAACAGTGATTTTTTATTAAACTCAACCAGGAGAGTTTAGATCAAATGTGCAAGCACATTTAATCTTATAAAATAGTGTCTGATGAGACTGGACGAAATATATATGTATTACACTCAAAAATACTTATTATGATTACTGAAACAATGTCTAGAAAAGAAATAGTTGATGAAATACTATTAGATACAAAAGAATTAATACAAAAAACTTTACATTCAACAGTATTTCATAGTATAACTAAAGTATTTGTAAGAAAGCGTAAAACTTTTAATTATCCAATAATTTTTAAAACATCTGAAACAATAATATCAAAAAGAAACAATAATTATTTAATTATTTATGCTTCTGATAATATTGATAATTTAGGAGCAAATCATTTATGTTCATATATAAAAAATAATAAAAAACAATATGTTTTAATAAATTTTACTGAACAACATTGTTTTTTTATATCTGAACATTTTTTATCTCGATTTAAAGAAAGAAGTGAATATTTAATTGATTCTGATTTACCTTATTTCTTATTAAAAGAAATATGTATACCTGAAGGTAATAATATTCCCGATAAAAATCATTTAATGTTTTTAAAAACATTATCTGGATTAGCTATTTTATCTAAAATTGATAATTATTGTGTATATGTAACATATATGAAAAATAATTTATCTTATGATAAGCAGCAAATTTTAAATGAATTAAATCTTTCTCAAATAATTGCTAAAGAAATTTAAACTCAAAAACTTAATCAAAATGAACAAAATTATTCGTATCGCATTACAGAACAAATTCCCAGGAATTGAAATTGAAGCATTAATGGAAGTTATCAATCAAACTCCAAATGCAGTCATTGCAGTTGAAACTCTTATGAATGTATATGAAGTTCCTGATATTTCTAAAACATCTATTTATCCTCAAGGATCATCCAAAATTTGCCGCTTTAAATCATTTGATAAATATACTGAAAAAGTAACTTATGAGTATGATTCAACTGAAAGTAAAACATTGTATTTTGATACAAAAGAAATTGCCGAAGAATCTAATTCATATGATTTAGCTGTTTCTAATAAAACAGGTAGAGATTATTATTCTCGTGATGATTTCCGTGCTGAAAAATCATTTAGAATTCCATGTGTGAGTAAATTAACATGTGATTTAGAATCTTGGAATGGTTGTAAATAATATATTTTTTGAGTTTCCAATCCACATAAATGTGGTGCGGAAACTTAATTAAAACTCTTAATCATGAATAAAAATCAAGCATATTTAGCAATGCAACAAGGTCATAAAGTTTGTAATGAATATTATTCACCTGAAGAATATGCATTTATAAATGATAATAACCTTATTGAGTATGAAGATGGTTGCGTAGTTGGTAATCAATACAGTGAAAACTGGGTTAAATATCAAGATCCAGAACATAAACTTGAATGGTATTATTGGATATCAAAAGATGTTAGATCTGATACTTCTCAGAATTCAATATCTGATCCATATTTAGAAAGATTAGGTGATGATATATCATTGATCCCTTTAATGTTTACTAATCCAATGCAAGGATATAATGATTGTAAATTCTATTCAAAAAAGGAATTCATTCCAAAGAATCATAAACGCACAAATCGCAGATGAAAACAATTCAAAATGGTTTAGTTAATTTTCCAGAAATTCAACAAGCATTAGCAACTGATATTGATAATCTAATTCATACTACAATTAGTAATAAAGGACATTTAGCTGATGTTTCTTGTAGTCTTCGTTTGATTGCTTCAAGTTTAAACTTAAAAGCAGATAAACTATCAATTCTTTTTAATCAACAAAAATTAGACTAATGAAAAAACTTATATTATTTCTTATAATTGTATTAACTCTTTCTTGTACTTCTCAAAGTGGTAAAAAAGAACATTTATTAGTTATTCAAACTGAACTTCAACGTTTTAATGCAATACCATCTCCGTTAATATTAAAAGATTATACTTTTGAAAATGGAGTAACTGAACAAGTTGTAATTATGCAACATAATGATTCAATTATTATATTTCGAGGTAGAAATCCATTAACAGAATATTTATTAAAAACATACAATAGAAATGATACTATAAAATAAAGTTATTCAATAACCGAAAGTGGGGGTCCAATTCATGAACAGTTAGCTCTATGTTAACAAGAGATATGATTGGGGTAAAAAACAAAATGAAATACACGGAATGACTTTATTTTTCTTTAATCATAGTTATTAAATTTACTTAACTCAAAATTCAAATGAAATTAATCAAATCTATTATCATTGTAATTATGATTTTAATTATAGTGACTATTCTCTCTGTTTCTCTATATACAGTACTACATGGTAGTTGGTATGGAGTAGTTTGTTGGCCTTTTATGATTGTTGGTTTTCTTTATTCTTCTATTTTTGGAATAATTAAATTTGATCATTGGTTTCATAAACAATTGAAATAATGGAACAACTTTGTATTCTTTTTTTAAAACTATTCTCCATATTATGGGGAATAGTTATTATTATTTCAATTCCAGGTATTATAACACATAAACGTTCTTTTAATTTGTATTATAATGATATCTTCAAAATTACATTTTTTATCATTTGTGTAATCTCTTGGTTTGTATGAGAAGTTTAAAAGAATTATTATGTTTATTGTGGATTACAATAAACGCAGATGAAAATTTTGAATTTGGTTTATGCGCTACTGTAAATTATTTATCTCTAAAAGATAAACTTAATTTTTCTGAATATAAGTTATTATATAATTATATTCAAACAAATCGACCTAAATGGTATCAAAAACATTATAGTAAAGCTGATAAACATTCAGGTTATTATTGGGCACATGGTAGTAAACAACCAAGATTAGATTGGTTAACAACACATATTAAAAAACAAAAATAAATGAATTAATTGAAACTGTAAAGAATTGAGATATATTGCGTGATTTATCACAATAAAATACCAAAGGCAATTACTCATCAATGTAATCGAACTGATAAAGGCAGCTCTTCAATTAATTAATAGCATAGTATCCAATGCCAGTTGTTCTGTCAACACGTCACTCCATAATACTACAGCGGTAGTATTAACGTTGGAGTCGGTATACACTCTTCGTGTAGAAGAAAAAAGAAAAAGACATTATTTCAATTTTAAACGGTGCCATTGTTGCATTAGCTTTTTATGGAAATAATGTATAGACGTAAATGTTTTAAAGCTAGAGTCGTCGGTATGTAATATCCTACATGCGAACCAAGAATGGATTAATAAAAACCTTTATAAAGGTAATTCTGATAAATACCAACTTACTCTTGGTATAAACAGAAAATTATATGAGTAAGATATAATTGTACGATAGAATTTGTATAATGTCAATGGATATTATGTGAGTTTTCGTCGATGTTGATGAGTAATCATGAACATTCAAATTAATTAGTATTGGAATCATTGATTCTCGTGGTCACAGAATACACTCTGTTGAAAATAAGTCTAAAGAGGACTTTTACCACCAATACTTATCTCTTTCGTCTAATGGTAGGACATTATTGTAAAGCAATAAAAATTCAGGTTCGAATCCTGTGTGGAGAACAACACAGAACTTACTTAAGTGTGATTCTGTATAGGGTAAGAAAGTCGACTTTCATCCTGCACTTACGACTGATCATTGTAAGTAGAGTAACTCGTCTAATTGGTTAGGGCACTCCGAAGAGGGGAGATAGGGTTCGATTCCCTAATACTCGCTTAAATTTGCTTCTCTTATTATTATTAGTCCCTAGCAATGCTGATACTAATGAAATAAGAAGGAGTAATTTTTATTAGATAAACAAGTAGGTGTCACATTACAGCCCTGAATACATTTAACGGATTAAATTCACTCTGATGTATTAAGACTTGCAGAAATTTGAATATTTTAACGATTAGTTTGGTACGTATAAGTTAAACTTAGACTAGCCCATTAATATTATATTTGCAAATTGTAAAGAGCCTTGTTTATTAATATTAAATTTAAAAAAATAAATCATATGAAGAAAATTCTCTTTTTATTTCTCATGTTATTTTTAATGAGTTGTATAACTACTAAAAAAGTTAAACAACCTGTAGTTTTTGATCATTCTTATATTGTAAATAAATGAGATACACTCTTAATCAACTTAAAAATAACAAGAAAATTGTTGTTTATTTAGAAACAAAAACTGATTGGCAGAAATTATTTGATCTTAAGATGTTTAACATAACTGTTGAATATTATGGTTCTTATTGTTATTCTTTAATAGATGATACTTATAGTGGTAGTTCAACTAAAACTAATCCTGGTGCTTATAATCATGACACAATAATTGTACAATTTGATGAAATAGATTTTGATATAAATATTGAAAATAAAGAATTTTTAGAATCTATTAGTTGCCCTTATCAAGAAGGTGATCTTCTTGAAGGAAAAATTGCTGATAGATGGATTTCTGAAATGGTATTACATGTTGAAAATAAACATATATTTTTATGTCAAAATAATTGTAATGGTATGAAATGTATAGATAAACAAGGTTATAGCTATTCTTATAATATTTATGATGAATATCCTAAAAAAAATTGGGAAGATTCATTACATCTTTATAAAGTCACTGAATTATGTTATATTAATACTAAAACATTTACAAAATTAACAAAAGATATTATGTCTGATGGCTTACCAAAATATTTTTGTATTGAATATAATGATTCAATTATTAATAAATTAATTGAATTATTTCCTGACTCTCAAGTAAAAGATGAATATAACGAATATGGTGGAGGATCTTTAAATTATATTGGTAGAACTGAAGATTATGAGGAGTTTACTATTAATGATAAAAGTTATTTCGAACATGAAGATGTTCTATTTATTACTTCAAATCAATTTGATGAATTTTTAGATGCTAAATATTCTGTAAAAGGAGAATTTGATTCTTTTTCACTTAATACTCCATTATTTGAATATCAACAAG